ATGCGTAATTGGGGTTAAAGTTGTATTAATACATAACGTCGGTGTTGAAGATGCGACACTTGCAGACATCAACACTAAGATCGTAATTGTATCGCCAGTAGCAACACAATTAGGAGAGCCTAAGTCATATAATCGGGTGGTATATGTTCCGCCAGATAATCCACCAACAGTTGTTCCAGAAGAATTTATAGGCTGATAATAAACTCTATTTGTGCCATTTAATATTTCTAAAATAAGCGTCGATTCGAATATATTATTAGCGATGTTATAAATTGTAATTTGTCCGTCATTTAATATTGTGGGAGTGTTTCCACTAGCATTAAATGTAAGTGAACATATAGGGCAATCTGATAATGCATTGTTGACGCCAACACTATAATTTGGTAAAGTCCATGACCTATTTGCCTTGTATGACATGGCAAATAATAGCTCTTGGTCTTCAATCACAAACATCTTCAATTCATTCAATATTTTGCCAACAATATTGCCGCTTTCATCGGCTAAATCATAATAAGACATATTTAAAGCAGTCAAGTTCTTTTTTGCACCGATAGCCGTCAATTTAACACCCAAAGTTGTACCACTTGATTTATGCCACATTATAGTAGGAATATATAGCTCAGACGTATCATTATAAAATCCCTCGCCATATCTGTTTGAAGGCGATGAATTAGTATAATGAATTATTCCAATTTTTCGTAGTGTTGCAATTTGACTTTGGATATATGAAATAAAGCCAGCATATTCGGCAGTTTTAAATTCAGGATATTTTACATCGCCAGCAATCGCGCCGACAATATTCTCAGCATACAATATTGACATTTTCCAAAAAGGAAATATTGGCATATCGCACTGACTATTGGTGTTAAATGATAAAACCGCATCAGATAAGTAATCAACCGAATCATATACAGTCGATCCACTATAAGTATTATAAAATATTAAAGCTGCCGCATAATTACTCGTAGCACCTGTTATATGCGGCAAAAATTTATCAACAGTGACTTGTAAATTATTAGCTGCCAACGTTCCACTAACAATTGATTCAATTTTATAAAAAATGTATGGCTTTGGGTTATTTAAATCAATATTATTATTCTGAGTATCACCGCTAAAGCTATTCCATTTTATCATGATAATATCGTTAACAGACGGCTCAGACGATCCTGAAACATAATTAGAAGCTTTGTATAGATTAAGCGTTGTATTTCCAGTTGTTATCATTTCAGCAAGCCTTATTTTAGCATTTGGCTGCTTCATATACTCAACACCTGTATTAATTGTAACTGTACCGCCAGTATCTGTATTAAAAAATCCTAAAGAAGCTATTTCATTTTGTATAACTATTGGTATGGATGGAATACTCGTTATTGCATTATATTCTGTGCCTCCGCTAACGCTTTTTACAAATGATAGCAGATTCGGATTTTTATCGGCAGGTCTCAATATAATTGGGCTGTAATTAGGGTTAAAACTTGTAACGGCCTTAACTAAATTATAATCAATTTCACTATCGCCAATTGCAAAGTAGTTAAATGTTAACTGCCCTTTTGACAATAATTCTCTACCTTTTGTTGTTATCTTTATGTTTAAAACTGTTGGGTCGTTCTTTTCAATGAATGCCATGAATTCTATTTTTTAATAAATACTATGATTTATATTATTTAGCTTATAATACATATGTACAATAAGCACCTAAAGTATCTGTTGACCAATCAACGTCATTTGGTAAAAATTGAATATCTACACCGTCTTTGTCTTTTGTTGCTCTCAAATCTTTTGCCATCCATACCTGAGTGCCTATTGTAACTGTAGGATATGCGATTCCATCAACTATAACATTTCCAGTATCTATTGAGTCATCTTTTACTAAACGAACAGAATATCCATAATTTTTATAAGAATGATTACTATATACAATGGTATTATATGAGAATAACGACCTGTACCAATAAGAATCTGCGCCGCTTGTGGTTGAACTTGCGTAAGTATTAGATCCTCGCATATATTCATATACGCCATCAACTCTTCTATGGCCGCCTCCACGTGCATTAAAATGCACGCTATTGGTTGCTCCGACATTTGACGAATCCCAATATATAACGCCCATTTCTTTCAAATCGCCACCAGCCGTTAAACTTTCATTATTACCGCCGATTGTAACAGGTGTGGCTGATGGGTCAATGTATTGCGTAAGCGTATACCATTCAGCATCTGTAGGCACATGCCAGCCTATTGGTGCGATGTTCGCCAACGCAAAATAATTATACAGATACCCATATGCCACAGCAATTGCTTCTGGAACCATTGTTGTTCCAGTGATAACGCATGCAACAGAGTCTGCCAACATCACGCTATACATTGTTCCGCCTGATAAGCCAGTGGCTGTGTTAGTATTTGAAGAACTGCCTGATGTTGATTGCCCATTACTCCAATTATACTCATAATTGGCTGTTCCACCGCTTATTGTGACAGTTGCTGTGCCATCATTATTATCTGCATTCGTCGGAATAGTGCTTGTAAATGATAGGGACAAATCACATAGATGTGTAGGCTGAGTTATATATGTTGATCCAGAAATCATACATCCATTACCGTCACTTACAAATAAATTATAAGTGGTATTTCCTGTTAGTCCTGTTATTGAATTAGTATTTGAAGAACTACCTGATGTCGATTGCCCATTACTCCATACATAAGTATAATTAGCTGTTCCGCCGCTTATTATCGCAGTTGCTGATCCATCGCTCGTATCATATGCAGAAGGATCAGTTGATGACATTATTATCGATAGATTGCATAATAATGACGGTTGGGTTATATATGTAGACCCTGAGATTACACATCCATTATCATCGCTCACAAATAAATTATAAGTGGTATTTCCTGTTAATCCTGTTATTGAATTAGTATTTGAAGAACTACCTGATGTTGACTGTCCATTACTCCAAATATAATTGTAATTAGCCCTGCCGCCGCTTACAGTCACAGTTGCTGATCCATCGCTCGTATTATACGCTGATGGATCGGTCGATGTGACCGATATAGATAGATTACATTGAAAAGCCTGTATTTTCTTCATTACGCTTCCATCATCGCCCAAATACATAAGATTATTATCAATGGCAAAATCTGTTGCATTATCAACGCCGCCATAAAAATTTATCTTTCCCATATATACTCCTCGCTTATATGTAAATTTTTGCTTTGTAAACATGGTATTTCTAATAACTATGCCGCTTTTTCTCAATATTATTGTAGGCGATAATAATGTATTCACAAATCTGTTAAAAAACGCATTATATTTGTTTAAAAATGGATATAAATTTTCACAAGTATATCCATTTGAATGCATTGGGTCACTATCAGATAACGAGTCACATTTTAGATAATCCAAATAAACCTTTAAAAGAGTTGGGTACCATCCACCCCTACCATCGGTAATAGTTTTTCTGTCTTTCGCATTGATCAGTTTTTTCTGAGCTATATCAATAAACTGGAAAAACGATAAATTGGATGCATTCTCGATTCCGAGAAAAATGTTATTTGCTTTTGCGTGATCAAAAGTGTCTAATTCAATGGCCTGCGCTATATCAAGTCCAATATCGATCTCCTTTGTATTTAGAACAAGTTTACTATCATTCTGATAATAAGTTGGACTTAAGTCTGATACTCTTGCTGTCGCGCCTGATTGAACCCATGATTTTTTATTATCTATTGTTTGATATAAATCAAAGCCAGCTTTTCGAAATATATTCATATAGTCTTGGCCGCTATCAGTGTTTCCAGATACCTGAAAATAAAAAGAATTCGTCTCCAAAGGTGCTTGTGGATAGCCGTTTACATCATATGGAAATGAATTTGTGGGATAATCAATTGTTGTTAGAACATCTTCGGCAGGATTTATCTTGCCATCAACAGTATATATATATTCTGTTATGTTTATAAATTGCTCAGGTATGCCTATTAGCATAAATATTGATTTAATGGCGTCCCTAGTACCTTTTGATTTCCAATAATAATTTGTGTTTATCAAGATTCTTCTCCATACCTCAATATCAATCTCCAATGGTAGCAAGTCTGTTGATAAGTTTCTTTCAACGCCATCTGTCGACAATAAATTACTCATTAAATCATTTTCAGTGGTAACTGGAAAATATTCCCATCCAAATGTATTGGCAAGATTTGCCACGAAAGCATCTGGAACATTATCTTTCTTATCATAAGAAATACTATTAACATATTGTAATGAATCAATAAATATCCTAAGTTGATCAAATTCATATCCATAGATTCTTAAAAGCTTTGTTATTTTACCATTCCCAGTCAAATCATACGCTTTTAGTGATGATGTTGTTAAAAATCTGGCAATTAAATCAGTTTTTATAACGTCAAATTTGTTGCCAATATTCAATAATGCCTCTAAAAATTGTTGATATCCCACATTTCCAAAATCTATATTATAGCCATCAAGCGTAGGCCAAACTAACTCACTATTAATATATTCAATATCACCCTCATCATTCACAGACGGATTTTTTATAATAAATTTAAAACCCTTGTCAATTCTTTCTGAGAGCATATATCTCTCATAATCTTTCAGGCCTAATCTGAATTCCTCGAATATTGATGTACTTGGCTTAATATGAAAATCGAATGCACCCGAAACTGAGTTATTTGTAAACGGAAAAGGGTTACCCTCAACTGTAACAACTATGTAGCTTGTTGAATTATTATATCCAACGAAGCTATTAAGCTTATATGCATTATTTGGATTAAACGTTGACCATATTACATATTTTTCGAAAGATAAATTAATATTGTTCAATTCATTTGTTCCGTACAACGTTGTATAGTCACTATTATACACTAAATTAAACTTATTATCAATATATGACGACGGAATTTTAAATGTTGACGTATTTGAATAAGAATCATACACAAAATCGTAATATGTTATATTTCCAGTTCTAATCATATGCGAATTAATATACAAACTACCTGGAAAACTTGTAATTATGTTCTGTATGGCAAATCTAAAATAATCATAAGCTGATCCGAATCGAATATACTTATTCAAATCAGATTTCTCTAAATTTAATTTAATCTCATTTGTGCTGGCATAAATTAAATCAGATTGCTGCTTGGTGACGCCAAGTGTATTCAAGCTAATAGGTGCAACAAATGAACTTAATTTATTGGTATGATCAATTGATCTCTTATTATCAAAATTTGATGTTACACTAAACTTACCAAATGAGAATATGGTTTCTGAAGTAATATTTTTAAAATTACTTCCGCTAATACTGTTTTTAATTACTATTTCTTTAGCCACAAGTTTTGCTTTTAAATAAATACATAAAAAAGCAAAACTTTATGGCGTATATCTCTTAAGAATTAGGGTCTTTAGCATTAGCGATTGTTTGTGCGATATCAATATCAGTTCTCTTTTCCTTTACTTCGAATAATTGAGTGCCTGTAACGTTGTCTTTGATCTGATATATGTCATACTGCTCTCTAATCGCGTCATTACCGTCAAATAGTGTTAAAATGCCATTATCAGCATCTTTAAGTTGGTTACCAATCAATACATCAGCAAGTGTTTGAACATTGTCCTTTACAAATTCCACTTCAATAGCTAATGGCGAAAAATTTGTGTTCGATAATATGATCTGTTGAGTTGGAATACCTATGAATGGTAAAACGTTTGGCTTAACCTCGGATGCACTACTTGGGGTTAATTGTAAGAAGATTAGCGTTCCAGAATCATCAAGACGATATCTTATTGCTTTTTGCGATGTATTACCGACGTTTTCCTGAACTGGAACAACCTTATTGGAGGTTATTACGAATCTAACAACATTGCGCATTTTTGTGTTGTCCTGATTGATATATTCTATCTTATAACCCTGCATAGCATTATTTGATCTAAGCGATTGTGGCAAAAGATTCGAATCAAGTATAATTCCCTTGGTTGTTGGCATTGCCGATAAAACGCCACAGTCTAAAATTGTGGTAGTATGTCCAGTCGGCTTGATATATATTGTATAAAAACCTATCTGATTGAATGTCGATGCAGGCAATGTTAAATTATATAACCCTTCGAGTATATTTTTATCAGTACCTATTTCAACTAACTGTTCACTAGAAGGTAAATAGCAATAAGATAAAACATCGCTGGCCTTAATACTAATCATTTCAGAGCTATTTGTTTCCCTATCCTTTGCATAATTATAATAAACACAAATATCGTCAATTTCTACATCTGATGGTCTCACTGTCCCAACTATACCTATACTCATAAATTGTTACTTTTTAATAAATACATCAATAATTATATATTGTTTACAATATTGAAGAAGCCGCCGCCAGCATATGTCTCCAATTGCAAAATACTTTCTATATGCTCCAGTCTAAATACTGTATCAAAAACACTTATAGCCTGTCTGTCAATAAAAACGTCATCAACAAATCTAACATTTTCAACTAGTCCTATAATAAGGTCATCCTGCAACAAGGGTTGACACTCAAAATCTGGCGATGTGTATCCCATTCCAGTATAGTTCGCAGTTGTGGCACTTAGAGTAATATTATCATTAAATTCAATGTCGCCAATCCAATAATTCACATTAGTGGTATCAGCTGATACCACGCCAGTAACGCCTGATACCGACCTCATAATATATTTATCGCTCAATGTTGTGGCAGATTGAGGAGCATATTTTGTTAATTCGATTAGTCTGGATTGAACAGTAACGCCTGATATAAATTTAGTTGAGCCTGATATAAAAGCTGGCTCAACATTTACTATACTAGACGTTAGGCATATTTTTAAATGAATGTCAATGAGATTATATTCTAATGTTGATACACCATGAACATCCGTCACAATCTTTTTAGTTCTTAATATTTGTTTTTTTATTATATCCATTACATATCAGTTCTTTTTCTCAAATAAACTCTTATATCCTGTTCAGGAAATTTAATTTCGAACATTGAGTCTGGATCTGAATACACTGTATTATTTACAATCGTAATTTCACCTGTAGATGTATCTGAGATAGCTTGTGAGACCGCATTAATTGAGTAAAGACCTCCGACTTCATTATATATTTTCAAACTAATAATATTATTCACGCCGCTGATTCCTGTTATAATATTATTCAATTTACCCATGAATATATCTTCATTCATCTCATGATCATTAATATTGAAGTACGAGCTAATCGCGTTTATGATATTATTCGCAATTTGATTATCGGAAACAGTATTAACATAAACATCAATATCTATAGCAATGTTGTAGATTCTGCCGTCCCTTATTTCGATAAAATCATTAACCATTCGGTATCCGCTTAAATATTCGGCAATATTTTCTTTCAGCATAGCATTGCTCGTATTGGATAATTTATTATCAGAACCTATGCCTATCATGCTAACCATAACCTTATTATTACTTTCATAAACGTTTGCTCTAAATGGCGAGCCGAACTTGCCCTGCATTTTATACAACTGTACCAAATAGTCTTTCAAGGCGACGCATCTATTTTGACTAGAAAAATTATAACGAATAAGTTCTCGAATTTGATTTATAGATAATCCATCATTACCTCCTATCGCAGCAATCGGGTTAGTTACCTTTAAGCTTCTCGATACAGCATTATTAAAATCCTGACGTGAACCATTTGCTTTCAATGTATATGATCCCAATTGCGTCAATACATTTGAGCCAATATTGCTACTAACGCCGCCACCAGTTCGATATTTCACATATAGCGTATAATTCTCTTTTAATTTATCTCCGAGGGCCGTATTGCTTAAAAAATTATCAAGAAAACTCTTATTTGTGACGCCATTTTTTATAAATCCATTTTTAAAGGTATCAACATCACTATCTCCAGAGCCAAAAATTAATCTACAATAACCAGTTGATGTAAATTCCTTGATAAATTTTTTAGATATGTCCATCCACTTACCGCTTTTAATGTCACCAACAGATACGCTAGTATTTTCAACAAATATTTTTGGTTGGGCAAGATAGTCAACCTCATAATATCGAAATATTCCAGTTGCATCGCCACTATTAAAATCATCTGTGGTTGGATTTGAAGCATTCGTGCCTTCTTTGAGTATAATACTCTCTATTTCAAGAATATCCTGATCAGGGAGCGTGATGCTAAAAAATGGAATTATGTCGGCACTATTTATAACACGTTTATAAATACTTGACGAGCCATTTAAAACAACCTCTCGTTTAGTAATGCTATAGTTAAGAATATTTCCATTTGCGTTATAAATTGGCACTATTGATCTGTTTGG